CTGTTAATAAGCCTATAGTTAATCCGTCTTCTTCTACCTTGCCAACTGGAGAACATAAAATATTCTTATTTTTCTTTTTGATCATTTTTAAAAATTGAATGGTTTCGCTATATGAGTTCCATAAATCAATTTCATCTAAAAATTTTGTTGGTATGTCTTCATCTATTACATTACTTGGAAAACAAGGTAAATACCCTTTTTGATTATTAATTTCACAAATTATCCCTACAACCTTAATATCATAATTTAAAACATATTTTAATATTGATGCTTTAATTTTTCTCACTTCATTTGTTAATACAAATAAATTGTGGTTTTCTTTATATTTGTAAATAGTAGGAGAAATACTAGGAAAAGGAATACAATAACTTTGAAAATAGGTAAAAAGTCTTGTTAGTGTTGATTTAATCTCAGGATTTGCATTACTTCGAATATTAAATAATTTTGTAATTTTAATTTTTTTTTCATTCTTTTTACTTGATTTATCATAATAAGAAACTATAGGTTCAAAGTATTCATTTTTTTTAATTAAAATATAACAACCTTTTCTATCCCAGTGATTATCATTTTTAAACATATTTGAATAATAATTGGTAGGACAAATTAATTCTACATTGTTAGTATTATCTTGAGTACTAATTTCTAAGATAACTAAGTTTATTGGTTTTTGTTCAAATAAAGGAGATTTATTATTACATACAAAGTCCCATAAATATGTATAATCAATTATTGAATTTGGGTCTCTTATAAACGATTGGAAATTTTCGTATGATCGAATAACTTGTTTTAATAATAACTTGTTTTTTGTTTTTTTGAATAATTTTGTATTTTCATATTTTTCCAAATTGACCTTTTGATCGGTGTTTGAAAATATTTGAATTAAATCACCATTTTGTAAAGTAACATATAGGTCTAAGGTTATTAGATCTCCTATTTTTTCTCTCATTTGAGATATAGATAATGTTTCACCACTATAATCTCCATATAAATCGCTTATACATCCCAAAAATGATTGTTTGCTACTTATCTCAACTCCTTTTCTAATTTCGCATGTTATTTCAGGTTTAATATCATTCTTATTTTTTGTTTTTTTACATTCATTACTATCTAACTGGAAAAATTGTTGAATTGGTATAGGTAAAAATCCATATTTTCCTTTTTGGATTGGAAATTTATCAGGCCCTTTTATATATTCGTCCAAATCTTCTTCTTTTTGGTTATCTTTATTTTCTACATCTGGATTTAAACATTCTTTTCTTCTTTTCAGTTGTTCTGGGGAATCCCAAGATTTGAAACAACAAGGCATACATTTGTTATCTGGATGATTTTTACCTGTTATAAATCCAGGATAATGTTGTATATATTTTCCATTTCCATCTTTATGTTCGCTATCTGCCGAAAATTCATATATAAATTTTCCTTTGGGAACCTTTTTCGCATCATTTGGAATTATTGCTTCCTTTCCTCCACATTCCCCTCTATCCACATCTTCCTGTGATAAGCTTGTGTTATTTTTTAAACACCAGTATCTTGGACATATATACCAGAATTGTTTATTTTTGGAAGAACCATAATGTATTGCTTCATCGTAAGAATTTGGATATTTTTTATCAATGTTTTCTTTTTCTTCATTAGTAAGTAAAACAGGTTGCCTTCTTACATTGGATGGACACATTCTTGAATAAGCATTATAATTTCCTTGTTTTTTTTTCAAAAATAAGACGGGATCCTTGCTATACATTTTATTAAAAAAATAATTTGGATTTGTAAGAGGCATATTTTCTATTCTTTCTTCCATAATTTCATTTCCTCCAATTTGTTCCGATTCTTCTTCTTCTTCTTCTTCCATTTCTTCAATATCAAATATATCATCCATAAATTCTAATTCATCGTCTTCTATTTCCTCTACTTCAATATCTACTATTTTATTTTCATCTGTTTTCAATTCTTTCTTGCATAAATTTGTAATATGTTCATTTTCAATTAACTGTTGTCCCAATAATAAAATAGCTTTCATGTAAATGGAAATTGAAGGAATATATTGAATATTATTAATTTTATTTATTTCAAATGTAATATTGTTAGAAAAAGAGTCAAGTTTTATAAAAGAGGGAAAACCAGGACTATCTTTAACCCTTAATTGTCGATTTTCATATAATTGGGCTTCCAGGTTTAACTCTCTGATTATTTGTGTAAATGCTTCTTGAGCTTCAGTCTTTGTCATATTAAAATTTTCTTGGATATAATATATAATTGTTTCGCCGGTATAATTTTCATTTAATAGATCTACAATATAGGAATTTATAGCATTCATTTCATTATAATTACTTACTTTTTTATACCTCATAACATATCCTGTTTTTGGATTATTGGCAATTATATTTACAATTTGCGATATACATCCAATATTTTTATTTAATCTTAGTGCCTTTTCGAGGGAAACTGTTAATATGTAATTAGCATTTAATATTTCTACATTATTATCATATAAACTTGAAAATATTTGTAGATTATATCCACTTTCACTAATAAATTGTTTAATAATAGTTAAAACTGGATTGGCATATGTTATAAATAAATCTTCAATTTGTTTTATGGTATAAATATTATTCGCTTGAAAACTAATTTCTATTATTCCTTTATTGGAAATTTCACATAAAATGGGAATTTTTTTTTCTTCTAATTTTCCAATACAAATTACCGAAATATTTTTACCACTCGTCATTATTTTTAAATACTTTACATAACTAGCTCTATTTATATAAGGAACCTTTTCTCCCTTATTCGTAATTTCTTTACTGAATAATTTACATAATTTCTCCTTCTTAACCCCTTCATTAAGCCTAATAATGGGAAATTGTTCAGAAGTATTTATTAATTTGAATAATACTTCAATTGGAAGATTAATCTTTGTAGGTTGATTTATTTTTATCTTTATTTCAGAGATTCCCTCGCCATCAGGTTGTATTTTTAATCGAGTATCAAATTTATTAAATGAATACATTAAATCAATACTTTGAATTTTTTGAACAAATGCTTTCGAAATTAAAGAGTTACTTTCTTTAACAAGAGAAGGAAGATTTTTTTCAAACGATGTTAAAGATCCAATTTCCTTTTTGAAAATAAAAGGATAATAAATTTCAATACATTCTTTGACCTCATCTATTAAAGGTAGAATGTCTCGGGCCAATATTAAATTAATTTCCCCATTAAGTAAATGACCATTATTAAACAATAAATCCTTTTGCATAGTTGATATATCATTTTTATCGATTTTCCATATTTGATTTTTGTATGGATTCGCTGTAAATTTATAAGGATTTTTATTAAATTTTTGTCCAATTGGTTTTTTTATTTTTGATAATGATTTAATAAACCCTAGATCTTGAAGTTGAAATACTTCTTTTTTTCCTTCAAATGTTTGGCCTAAATTTGTTAAAAAGGAATTTAAAATAGGATTTGTTAATTCTTCTCTCAAATTATTAGTAAGTTCGTTAAATAATGTAGGTAAATCTTTTTTATAGGAAAATGTTCCAAAGATATATATTTCTTCATATGAAATTTCTTTATTAAAGGCTATAATAATTTTTTTTTTAATTTCCTCAATAGTATCATCATTATGTATTTGATAATCCACAAATTCAATTGGTTTATTTTTAATTTTTTCATATTCCTCTTCATTCCAAAATTGTAATAATTCCTCAGATAATGGATTTTTATTTAATAACTCCCTATAGTGTTCCTTTTGTCCTGAAAAAATGAAAATCTTTTCAATTGTATCATTTTTTATGTAATTTAATTTCATATTTATATATAAAGATTGTATAATAAATCTATTCATGTTATCCCTAATTGTTGCTCATGATTTAAATTTTGGAATTGGAAAAAATAATCTACTTCCTTGGAAACTAAAAAAAGATTTACAGTTTTTTTCTAAAATGACCAAAAACTCAATTGTAATCATGGGAAAAAACACCTATTTAAGTATTGGAAAACCTTTAAAAAATAGAATCAATATTGTATTATCTTCAACATTGAAAGACGATAATATAACTATTTTTTCTGATTTCAACGATTTATTATTATATATATCAAAATCTGAATTACCTATTTGGGTAATTGGAGGTACGCAGATATACAAACAATTTTTAAGTATTCCATATTTAGTAGATCAAATTCATATCAGTTTAATTCATTCTACTTTTGATTGTGATACCTATTTTCCCAAACTTCCCAGCAATTTTAAAAGAAAAAATCATTCATTTTCATATGAGGAAGATGATCTAACAATTACAAATTTAATTTATACATCAAAATAAGGATTATCGGTTATTTTCATTCCACAATATTGTTTTGGACTGTTTTTATAATCAACAGGTTGATAAAGTCCAAATTCATCGGCTTTTTGAAGTAAAAACTTAAAATTTCTCCAATATTGAGGTGTATGCCCTATTTCTTCTGTAGCAATATGAGATAATTCATGTAATGCTACAAACATAAGTGTGTTTTCATCTATTAGTTGTGTTCCATTCTTAAATTTATTTAAACAAAATGCCAATTTTTCCCCTTTATTTTCACTATAAGCAGTATGCATACTAGTAGGTAGTGTTTCTTGCATTTTTTTTGGATTAAAATTTTCTGTTAAACGCTTAGTAATTGGGTGTTCTTGATATTTATTTTTCATTTTAGAAACCAATTGTGAGCATTTAGTGCTTGTATGTGCTAATAAATTTGCTGCCTTATTTACTTGTTGGCGATCACGAACACAATATGTTTTCCCATTTACTTCAGAAATTACACATTTTAATTGAAAAACATCTGATTCTTCATAAATTTTTAAGGCAATGTATCCAATAATGATAACTAATAAAACCTTTAAAATATTATTCATTTTAATATAAATTTATATTATTTATATTAAATTTCAAAATTTATTGATATCCTTGACCAATCTCAAGAGGGACTCGTGTCAAATCGGGCTCTATTGTAGTATTCAACCAAGGTCCAACATTCAATTGTGGATTTGGGGGCTCAGATCGAAGTTGTAAATTGGCATTACGGAGTGTTTGATTTACACGGTCAATTCCTAAATGATAACCAGCCTTTAAAAGATTGACATTTTCCAAGTTTCCTTGACCAGTAGGATTTAAACGAGCCCATTCGTTATTAACATCCTTAGGTAAAAGAGAAGCGGGATCCTCTTCAAATTGACGAGGAGCACTGACACATGGAGGGTCAATAGGGCTTACTGAGTTACCTTTAACATGGGCAAATTCTTTCATTTGACCAAAATCAGAGGGAGCAGGTTGGACAGGAGGAGTGGCCATACCAGCTCTAATTTCTTCTTGATTACCCTTGTTAGCATAATCTTTGTAATGCATGTCTTCTTCATTGTCGTAATATTGACCACTCATTCCATCTACCATTTTGTTTCTGGACATTGAATATTGTCCAACGATAACTGCTAAAACTAAAAGACCAACTAAAAATAATATACGATTGACGGTCATCATTTTAGTAACTTCTTTGAGAAACTTCATCTATATAAAAATAAATATAAAATATTTTTGATATTTTATGCTAAACTGTAGTTTGGCTGACTTTCCTCTAAATATAAATCTAACTCATCGTCACTATCATCTTCCAATTCATCCAACATATAGGTATTTTTAATTTTTTTAGCTTCCAAATAAGCTCTAATGGTTTGCTTTTTAGACTCTTTAGCCTTAATTCTAGCTTGTTTCCAAATCTCATAATATACCTCATTCCGATTTTTCAATTGAATTGATTCATCCTCATTCAATTCATCTAAACTTATATTGATTTCTTCTAAAGTTTCAGGGTTTTTTTCAACTTCTTCTTTTTTATTATCGACCTCTTCTTCTATTTCATTTTCATTTGCTTCAACTATGATGTCTGTATTTTCATCTTCTTTAGTTAAATTTTCCTCTACATCTAATACTACATTCTCATTATTTACATCTTCATACGCAAGGGTTTGATTTTTGATATTTTTTTGAATAAGGCAACTTTGATTGGTTTCAGGTTCCTTGAAAACCATTAACTGCTTCAAATTAATATCAAGTGAAAAACTTCTTGAGGAGAATGTAACTCCTTTTATTTCAAGTAAAGGAATTACCTGAACCTTTTCGCTATCAATACTACTTGGGTCCACTGGATTTTCATCTTCATCATAACATTGTAAGTTTGTCATTCCAGTTCGAATATCAGAATTAATATTAACTCTTAGCAAATAACACCTTCCTGATTTGTAAGTACGGATTGGATGAGTAAATGCGTTTTCAATATCGGTCAAATCCATTTCATTATGAAACCAATCAGATCTTTTCTCAAATATGAGAGATTGTAATTTTTCAACTACATTTTCAAACCATTCTAGCATTTCTTGATTGTCAGCAGTGAACATTAAATCACAATAACACTTTTTTCCGTTTTTAATGATACCTTGTTTGGTGACACATACAGGTGCTTGTAAAAATAAGGGTTGGGACTTATGAGCTAATTTGGTAAAATAACTATTCCCTTGAGAATTTACAGGATGTCCTAAAGATAATTGATCTAAATTTAATTCTTGTTCTGGGCGCAATATATTATCCATTAAAATTTTAATAGAAAATTAACAAAAGAACTACACGCATTATTTTAATAATTTTAATCATATTGTATTTTAATAATGAAAAATCAATTTATATCAGAATGTATTGATTTAATGAAAAAAGAGGAAATCAAAGATGAACTTCGTAATTTTATAAGACCGCTTCTTGACGCCTTAATTCAAGATATTTATCCTTATATTTATATCTCCATATTACTTGTTTTTGTTAGTTTTTTTCTAATTTTAGCAATATTTTATTTATTACTTCGTTCTAAAAAATTCTCCTATTAATTTTTATTCTCTTCATAATCTATAATGCATTCCAAAACCGCTAAAATGTACCGAAAAAAACAAAGAGGAGGTTACGATAATGTAAATCAACCCTTTTATCCTCAAAACTATAAAACCGCTCCTATTTTGTACAAAGCAGGTAAAAGAAAAACTCGTTCAAAAAAAGCCGGAAGAGTATTAGTTGGAAATGGTAAGAGAAAGACACGCTCTAAAAAAGCAGGTTCTGTACTAGGCAATTTAGCAGTTCCAGCTTCTTTATTTTTAGCTAATCGCTATTATAAAAAAAGAACAAATAAAGCTCTTTTCTCAAAAAAAAAATAATTAAATTATTTATATGAGTTTTGAAGAAAATATTAAAAAATGGGTTTTAATAGATAACCAAATAAAAATTTTAAATGAGAAGGTTAGAAGCCTTAGGTCTAATAGAGAAAATGTAAATGATTCAATCCAAGAATATGTCAAAAGTCAAGAATTGAGAGAAGCATCGGTTCAGATTTCGGATGGAACTTTAAAATTTGTGGAATCAAAAAGTATTCAACCTATATCATTACAATTTGTTAAAATGTGTCTAAGTGAAATAATAAATGATAACGAGCAAGTAGAAAAAATTATGACTTATATTAAACAAAAACGAAATTATAAGACTAGTGCTGAGATAAAACGAGTTTATTCTCATTAAATTTTCTAACTAAACTATAATAATGGATATTGAAAAGGTTTCGGATATTATTTCTTCTCTTTCTGTTCCAAATGGTCTTCAATATAAAGAATGGGTATCAAACTCAATATTTACTGATGAAGAGGATAAAGGATGTGTGGAAGAGAATTTATATGATAGATTATTAAAATTATTAGAACCATCTGGTTTATCTAAAAAACAATCCAATAAAAAACAAACCAAGAAAAAACACAATAAATCTAAAAGAAAAACCAGAAAATTGAATTAAATGTATATTTCTAATTTTAGGTAAATAGAAATATGCATTACGAATGTAAATTGCTCGATTTTAAAGTTCATGATATTCTTACAACAGATGAAGAAGAAGAAAACAAAATTAAAGAATTTACAATACAAATGTTTGGTATTAATGAAAAGGGAGAATCTTTTATGATTCAAATTCCAGATTATCATCCACACTTTTACATAAAAGTAGGTGCTCATTGGACTGAAGCGATTAAAATGGAATTTGTTTATGTATTAAATTCTCAATTAAATGAGAAATTCGAATCTATTATTGAATGTAAATTAATTAAGAAAAAAAAACTTTATGGATTTGATGGGGAAAAAGAACATAATTTTGTGTTTGTATCTTTTGCTAATATTCGAAGTTTTAACAAAATAAAAAGTCTATTTTATACTCCTTACAGAGATGGAGAAAGAAAATTATTGGAAAACGGTTATAAGTTTGCAAACACAAATTGTATGTTATATGAATCTGAAATACCACCGTTGCTTCGTTTCTTTCACGAGAAGGAAATTAATCCGGCAGGATGGATTAAGATTGATAATGTTACAAAAATGGCTCAAAAAATTTCTACTTGTACCTATGAATTTATAGTATCTAAAAAAAATATTGAAGCTTTAAATGAAAAAAATACAAGTGTTCCTTATAAAATTTGTAGTTTTGATATAGAGGCCAGTAGTAGTCATGGTGACTTCCCTATTCCCAAAAAAACCTATAAATATCTAGCAAATAATATTTTTGAAAAAATCGAAAAACATCAAGAATCATTAGAAGATTATTTAAAAGAATCAATTTTGTCTGCTTTTGGATTTAAAACTCTTTCTCATATTAAATGTGTTTATACCAAAACTCAATTTGATGAAAATCATATTAACACATGTATTGAAAATATATTGAATTATAAAATTAATAGTTACGATGATGTAAAGGAAGAAGAGGTAGATACATTATTTAGTTATATGAAATCACTTAGAAGTTATGAAGATGATGAAGAGGAATATGAATTTAAATCAACGAAAAAAAAAAGAAAATCAAATATCATTTCTATATTGGAAAATACAAAAATTGAGAAGTCTGAAAAGATTGAAATGTTAGATAAAATTTTAACTTTGAAACTTCCGTCATTAGAAGGAGATAAAGTAACCTTTATTGGATCAACATTTTTAAATTATGGAGAAAAGAAACCATATTTGAATCATTGTATCGTTTTAAATTCTTGTGAGCCAATTGAAAACGGAGAAAATTCTGAGATAGAAACCTACGACACTGAAAAAAAGGTTCTGTGTGCATGGACAAAATTAATCAGAAGAGAAAATCCTGATATTATTATTGGATATAACATTTTTGGTTTTGATTATCAATTCATGTTTATTAGATCAAAAGAAAATTATTGTACAGAAGAATTTTTACAACTTTCAAGAATAAAAAATCAAGTATGTGCAGAATATGACAAGGAAGGAAGAGCAAAAATAAAAAATTCAAGTATTGTTATTGCAAGTGGGCAACATGATTTAAATTTTATTGAAATGACAGGAAGGCTTCAAATTGATCTTTATAATTATTTTAGAAGAGATTTTAGTTTGACTTCTTATAAATTGGATTATGTATCCGGTTATTTTATTGGAGATAATATTAAAAAAATAGAAAATAAAAATGGACAATCGATTTGTTATAGTAAAAATTTACTTGGTTTGTATGTAGGTTCGTTTATTCATATTGAAGAAATTGGTCATTCGACAGAATATTATAAAAATGGAGATAAATTTAAAGTAATCGAAATGGGGAAGGACTATTTTATTCTGGATAATGAAGAATCACCAGACTTTTCGAAAGAAGTTAGATGGTGTTTAGCTAAAGATGATGTTACCCCTCAAGATATCTTTAGATTAACAAAAGGAAGTGCAAAAGATAGATCTATTATTGCAAAATATTGTATTCAAGATTGTAACTTAGTTCATGAACTTTTAAACAAGATAGATGTAGTAACCGGTTTCATTGAAATGTCAAATATCTGTAGTGTTCCTATAAATTTCTTGATTATGAGAGGGCAAGGTATTAAACTTACTAGTTTCATTTCCAAAAAATGTAGAGAAAAAGATACACTAATGCCTACAATTCAGAAAAAGGAATTTGATGATGGATATGAAGGTGCAATTGTATTGGATCCAAAATGTAATTTATACTTGGAGGATCCTGTAGCATGTGTTGATTATGGTTCTTTGTATCCTTCTTCAATGATTAGTGAAAACCTATGTCATTCAAGTAAAGTTTGGACAAAAGAGTATGATTTATTTGGGGAACTAATTGAAGAGTGTTGTGAAACGGGAAACATATATGATAATATGGAAAACTATAAATATGTGGATATAACATATGATACCTATTCTTATGTAAGAAAAACACCAACATCTGCAGCAGAAAAAATTAAAAAAGGATATAAAATTTGTAGATTTGCACAATATCCAGAAGGAAAAAGAGCAATCTTACCCTCAGTGTTGGAACAACTATTGAAATCGAGAAAAGAAACAAAAAAATTGATGGCAAAAGAAACAGATCCGTTTATGAAAAATATATTAGATAAAAGACAATTGTCAATTAAATTAACTGCTAATTCACTTTATGGTCAATGTGGAGCTAGAACAAGTTCATTTTATGAGAAAGATGTTGCTGCATCTACTACTGCAACTGGCCGTAAATTATTAACATATGGAAAAAGAATTATTGAAGAAGTATATGGTGATACTATATGTGAAACGAAAAAATTCGGTAAAGTAAGAACAAATGCTGAATATGTGTATGGTGACACAGATAGTGTATTCTTTACATTCAATTTAAAAGATCCTGAAACCAATCAACCGATTAAAGGAAAAAAAGCACTTGAAATAACTATTGATTTAGCGCAAGAAGCAGGAGAAATAGCAAGTAAATTTCTAAAACAACCACATGATTTAGAATATGAAAAAACATTTCTTCCATTTTGTTTATTATCAAAGAAAAGATATGTAGGTATGCTATATGAACTTGACCCTAATAAATGCAAAAGAAAAAGTATGGGAATTGTTTTAAAAAGAAGAGATAATGCACCAATAGTAAAAGATGTTTATGGAGGTATTATTGATATATTGATGAAAGAGCAAAATATTGAAAATGCATGTGAATTTCTTAAAAAAAGTTTGCAAGATATAGTGGATGAAAAATGTTCTATGGATAAATTAATTATTACAAAATCCTTGAGAGGTTCATATAAAAATCCAAATCAAATTGCACATAAAGTATTGGCTGAAAGAATGGGAGAAAGAGATCCTGGAAATAAACCAAGCGTAGGAGATAGAATACCATTTGTATATGTAATCAATCCAAATAAAAAGGCTTTACAAGGAGATAAGATTGAACATCCTGATTATGTGAAAAATAAAAAAATAAAAATTGATTATTCACACTATATTACAAATCAAATCATGAAACCTGTTCTACAAGTATTTTCATTAGTTTTGGAAAAAATGAAAGAGTTTAAAAAGAAACCTTTTAAATTGAGAAAATATAAAGAAGAAATACGATCTGCTATGGGAAATATTGAAGACCATGATAAAGCTTTAAAAAAATGTGAGCAAATTCGAAATAAATGGGTACAAGGTATATTATTTGATGAATATATACGAATATGTACGCATAGTAAAAATCAAACGAAAAACATTCAATCATATTTTCAAGCAAAATAAAACTTAAATATAATTTACTATTTTTTTTTAATGAGTTTCCAAAGTAATGAAAATAAAGCAATGTTGTGGAAAATATTAATAGATTCAAAAGCTTTTCATGGATTAGAAGATAGTCAATTAGAGAAGGTGAAACAAGAATTTGAAAAGAACATCTCTTTTTTGCAAAAAAAGGACCTTGACCTTATTAATTTGAATAAACAAATGGTACAACGAATGATATCATTTTTAAAAGATTTGAAAAAAAATAAACATATGGTTTATTTGTCAGGAGATAGGAAACAGGCTAATATAGATGAATTAAATCAACGAACCAATGCGTTAAGGCAAGATTTTGAAAATACTATGAGTGTAAAAGCTCCTGAAACAATAAAATTTTCAGAATTAGATAGTGTTTATCAGCCCATTAAAAATATGGATGAAATTATTTCAAAAACTTTGGAAGAGAGAGAGATTCAAGATAAAATTGTCAGTAAATCGGATCAAAAAGAAGAAGCTGAGAAATGGATTGGAAATAATAAACAAAAATCTACGGATTCTTTATTACAAGAAATCCTAGAAAAACAAAATGAAATTTTAGCCATTTTAAAAAAATAAATATATAATATTAATATATAAATGGCTTTTTCAATTTGTCGCGGAAAAAGAGTTAGTAACCCCAATAAATGTAAAAAACTTGCATCTTGTAAAGTTGCTCATGGTAAAAAAAGAACTTTCTGCCGTAAGAAAAATAATCGTTCAATGAAAAACAAAAAAACTGCTAAGAAGTCAATGGTAAATGAAGCTGCTCGTTTAAAAGGAGTTAGGAACAAAACCGAAAGAAAGCTTCAACGATTGAGAAAACAACTAATGTAAAAAAAATAATTAAAGTAAAAATAGTATAATTATTAATATGATTACTCTATTTTTCATTATCAACTCATTTATTTCATGTTTTGCATTTAGGCATTACACTTACCCTAAATTAATTACCAAAAGACATTTATCTACTAATCCTATTGACTTAATTCAGCAAGGAAATGTGGGAAAGGAATGGACCTACTTTGATTTATTAACTGAAGTAAAAAAAAATAATGTGGAAAGTGCAACTGTTCTCTCCAATTATAATTCTATTTTAACTATTGACAAATCTAATGTTTCTCCGGATAATGTTCATGTAATTAAAACTGTTCCCTCACTCACCGATCTTATCGTTGATCTTCTCTCAAAAAATAATATACATTTTAATGTGAGTACTTGGAAATTAGTTTCTCTTACAGATTTCATTCCCACGCCAGTATATTATGTATTAGGCTATGTTTTATTTATTTCTTTTTTAAATTTCATGATGAAAAAAAATGGAGCAATGAATCAATTTGGTAATTTTTTCGATAATTCTCCCTCTGAAGTTAATATTGAAGATATTGAAGAGACATTTGAAGATGTAGCAGGATGCGACGAAGCGAAATATGAATTAGAAGAAATAGTTGATTTTCTTAAGAATTCTGAGAAATATACTACTATGGGAGCTTCTGTACCAAAAGGACTCTTGTTGGAAGGTCCTCCAGGTACTGGAAAAACTTTATTAGCAAGAGCAGTAGCAGGGGAGGCAAAGGTAAAATTTTTATATGCAAGTGGTTCCCAATTTATAGAAATGTTTGTAGGTGTTGGAGCATCAAGAGTAAGAAAATTATTTGAAACAGCACGCGAAAATAAGCCTTGTATCATTTTTATAGATGAAATAGATGCAGTTGGAAGACAAAGAGGAGCGGGATTAGCCGGTGGTAATGATGAAAGAGAACAAACATTAAATCAAATTTTAACAAATATGGATGGATTTAGTAAGGAAGACGGAATAATAGTTTTGGCTGCTACAAATCGAGCCGATATTTTAGATTCAGCTTTGACAAGACCAGGAAGGTTTGATCGAAAAGTAAAGGTAGGATTGCCAGATGAATTTGGAAGAAAATCAATCATGGATGTTCATTTAAAGAATAAAAAATTAGAAAATTCAGTTAATCTTAAAGAAATATCTGCTTTGACATCTGGATTTTCAGGAGCAGACCTTTATAATTTAATTAACGAAGCAGCAATTTATTCAGTCAGGTATAATCAAACTTCAATTAATCAAAAATCCTTATTAGATGCATTTGAAAAAATAACAATTGGCTTGCCTAAAAAAACAGAAACAAGGTCTGCTAAAGTACAAGAAATGGTTGCTTTTCATGAAACAGGTCATACAATTACTGCAATGCTTTTCCAAGATTTTTTCGATGTGCGAAAAGTAACTATTCAATCAAATTTAAACGGAGCAGGAGGATATACCCTTTTTACTCCCAAAGACCAATACTCTAATTTCCCTACCAAAAAATTTATATTAGCAAATATGATTGTGGCTATGGGAGGAAGGGCTGCTGAGGTATATAGTTTCAAATCTTCCAATAATGAAACTTATTTAAATTACCACAATGAGGCGGTATTTTCTGAATTTAAAGATTTAGACATTACAACTGGTGCTTCAAATGATTTAAAACAAGTAAATTCTCTTGCAAGACGGTTTGTTTCATTATATGGACTAGGAACAAACATAGGTCTGTATGATTCTTCAGACCCTTCTCAACCTTTTTTGGGAAGAGAATTAGCAACAAACCAGAATAAAATAAGTGAATACACTAAACAACAAATTGAACTAGAGGTTGAAAAATTAGTTAAATTTTCATTCGACACTGCTTTAAAAATAATAGAATCAAATGAAGTAGAATACAAACATATAAGTAATTTATTATTACAAAAAAGAACAATTACACAAGAAGATTTAATACCTATTCGTATAACCATGTGTTAATTGTATAACGAAATGTCCCATTTTCGGGAGCGCTAACTTCATGCGGATGAGTCCAATAAGGTGGAAAAGCTATTGCTTCTCCTTTTTTAAGTTTTATTTTATAATCTTGTGCTGGAAAATAAAATTCTGACCCTTCATAGTCATCATTTAAACATATAATAACTGATAATTTTCGTATTTTATGTATAGAAATTAAATCCTTATCAATTAACTTTTCTACCAAAATACCATCTATATGATTTCTCGTTGCTCCTTCTATACGCCTTAAACAATAACCTGAATCTCCTCTACATAAAATCCTATGTTTATGATAAAACATATCTATCATTCCTCCAATTACATTATATAAATCTTTTTCAAATATTGTCTTTTCAAGATGAATAAATTTACATTTAACATTAGTTGATTCACCCCAATCTTCCACACCATGTTTATTTCCTTTGATTTGTTCTTGTAGATAATCAATTAATAAATTACAAGATGCATCTGATAGTACATTATACATATGAAATATATGCTTATTACTCATATGTATAATTCAAATAATTTTATATTTTTATAAACCTATATTTCCCATTTTCTAATTCTAATTTTCCTTTTAATTCAGGAAAAGTTCCTTTTATTTGAGTTGCTCTTAAATAACTATCTAAGTCATATACCTCCATTGTTTCTTTATTTAAAGCATACTTTTTCGATTCTATCGTTATTTCTTCTGCTTTCCATTTTTTCCATGCTTTGTTTAGTTTTTGAATTTTATCACTCTCTTCTTGACCAATAGATGGAGTATAAGCAAATTTAGTTGAACTTGGATTACTAAATGAAAAACACATGGTATTCTCTTTTCGGTGAATATTACAATCAATGGATGCTTGTTTTACATAATTGGTCAATTCTGTATTTATTTCCTCTTTTAATGAAGAAATTTCATACAATGCTTGATCTGAAGTAAATGTAATTTTTGAATTCCTTTTTGATTTATCTTTTAACCTAGCTTCAATGGACACCTCACTTTTTAATTGTTCCTCCGAAAATTTCATCAAATAGAGAAATACTTCTACTGTCTGATATTCAGCAGGTAAATCGGTGTGACTACAAATTCGCCTTGCTCTTCCAATTACTTGCTCCATTCGAACAGGATGCCAATATGGTTCCATAATATGAACATAACGGCAATTTTTTAAAGAAATTCCTTCCGCTCCCGAAGCAGTAATCATAAATACCTTAATTATTTCTCCCCAGTTGTTATTTGTAGAAAGTGTTTGTAATTTTTCGGAAATCGAATCGGGGACCTTATTCCAATCACTATTAAATATATTTCTTATTATTTCCTTTTCCTCACTGGATTCAGTCCCGGTATATAAAGCAAAAGTGGGTTTGCCTAGGTCTTCTTCTTGTAAATTAACTTCCCATATCCCATTTTCGTTTTTTCTTACCCTAAATTCTACAAATCCATTTTGTTTTAAGACCAAGGAAAAAATACCTATCCCTTCTAGTGTTCGAAATTGACTATAAACTAAATGTAGGCCTTTCAAATCATCACTTTTAATATTTTCCAACATTTTCAATAACTTTGGACCATATGTTTCCAGACCCTTTTTAGAAAGAAATTCTGATGATTTTTCTTCCAACTCTTGTAAAGCTGTTTTAATTCGACTATCATATGTTTGATCGGTGTTCTCTCTAACTTCCTTTTCAATCTCTTCTTGATCATCTAAAGTATAACGACCATCTATGTTTTCTACAATATTAGATACATCTCCGCCATCTAATAAATCTTCTTGAATTAATAAATCGGTTTCATCCTTAGGCATCGGTCTTTTTATCTCTTTGGGAAACACAAAATTACAAAATGCTCTTGAGAAAATACGGTAGGTGGATGTACTTTCATCGGAATCAAATAAATTATCACTCTTTTTTTTCTTCCGTTTATTTTGAGATTCCAATTTTCTCTCTGCAATTCTCGCACTTTCATAAACACCAAATTGATAATCACTCATATCTAATTTTATTATATG